GAAATACTAACTCGTATTGAGAACGAAAAGAACATAATGGAGGATAAGCCTGTTAAAGAAAAAGAAAACTTTAGTGGGTTTGCTGAAAGAAGATCTAAGTAATGTACGAGCAAAATTTAATTAAAACCGTAACCCCTGTTAAAGCTAATATCATTAAGAGAACTAATAGATATAAGAAATGGGAATACGGCTACAATAAAGAGCATGACGTAGTTGTAATAAGCAAAGACGGAACTATAGGGGAGATAATAGAAGTGCAAGGGCTATGTATAGCATTACCTTCTGCCTCAAAAGATTTATCAAAAGCAACAGACAGATGGGAAGCTGCTGAATACCCTAAAGAATTAAATCAAATAAAAACTGTTTTTGACTGGGAGTCAAGACCAGAACAATTTAAAAATAAATGGTATGCTTATATTGATGAAGAGTTTATTAGACGGGAACAAGGGTTTTGGTTTAATAACAAAGGCACACCTACTTATATTACTGGTTCCCATTATATGTACCTGCAGTGGAGCAAAATTGACGTTGGGAAGCCAGACTTCCGCGAAGCCAATAGAATTTTCTATATCTTCTGGGAAGCGTGTAAAGCGGACGACAGGTCTTATGGAATGTGCTATCTTAAGAACAGACGATCTGGCTTTAGTTTCATGTCTTCGGGCGAGACCGTGGCTCAGGCAACAATTACTTCGGATGCACGGTTTGGGATACTGTCCAAATCAGGAGCTGATGCTAAGAAAATGTTCACCGACAAAGTGGTACCAATCTCTACAAACTACCCGTTCTTTTTCAAACCGATCCAGGACGGAATGGACAGGCCAAAAACAGAGCTCGCGTACAGGGTACCGGCATCAAAGCTCACCAGGAAGACCATCACGGAAACAAGTGAAAGACAAATACTAGAAGGTCTTGATACAACTATAGACTGGAAAAATACAGGTGATAACTCCTATGACGGTGAAAAACTAAGATTATTAGTTCATGATGAATCCGGCAAGTGGGATAAGCCTGATAACATATTAAACAACTGGCGTGTTACAAAAACAACGCTAAGATTAGGTAGAAGAATCATAGGCAAATGTATGATGGGTTCAACTTCTAACTCTTTGGATAAAGGAGGAGAGAACTTTAAAAAACTATATTATGACTCAGACGTTACGAAGAGAAATCGCAATGGACAAACTAGCTCAGGATTATATAGCTTGTTCATACCTATGGAATGGAATTACGAAGGATACATTGATTCTCATGGATACCCTGTCTTTGATACGCCGCAACAACCCGTATTTGGAAATGATGGATACGAAATTGACACAGGTGTTATAGAGTTTTGGGAAAATGAAGTAGAAGGATTAAAACACGACAACGACGGATTAAACGAATACTATAGACAGTTTCCAAGAACAGAGGAACATGCATTTAGAGATGAAGCTAAAAATAGTATATTTAATCTAACAAAAATATACGAGCAAATAGATTATAATGACGGGATGGAAAGATCCGGATTTATAACTAAAGGTTCTTTTTCTTGGGAGAATGGAATCAAAGATTCGAAGGTGAGATTTACACCAAATAAAAACGGTAGATTTCTTATTTCTTGGACACCTCCTAAAAACATTGAAAACAATGTAATCATAAAGAATGGAGTGCGTTACCCAGGTAATGAACATATGGGAGCGTTCGGTTGTGACTCTTACGATATATCAGGTACAACTGATGGAATTGGTTCGAACGGTGCTTTGCACGGACTTACTAATTTTTCAATGGAAGATGCTCCACCAAACACATTCTTTTTGGAATATATAGCAAGACCACAAACAGCTGAAATATTCTTTGAAGAAGTACTTATGGCTTTAGTATATTACGGTATGCCTATACTCGCAGAGAATAACAAACCACGATTACTATATCATTTAAAAAGAAGAGGTTACAGAGGGTTCTCAATGAATAGACCTGATAAAATATATAATAAATTATCTGTTACCGAAAAAGAAATAGGTGGAATACCTAATACATCAGAGGATATTAAGCAGGCGCATGCAGCCGCTATCGAAACATATATAGACAAGCATGTAGGATTAAACGAGCAAGGTGCTGGTAATATATATTTTAATAAGACGCTCAACGACTGGGCTAGATTTGATATAAATAAAAGAACAAAATTTGATGCTGCGATTAGCTCTGGGTTAGCCATTATGGCTTGCAATAGACATTTGTATCATCCAAAACAAAAATTTGAAAAGCAACCTTTGAATATTAAAATAGCCAAATTTAATAATAGGGGAGCGCGTTCACAGATACTAAAATAACATGGCTGAAGCAGTATTAAAAAGTTCATTTCCTAGTCAAATAGCTAGCGACAAAGAAAAAGCCTCTAACGACTACGGTTTAAAAGTGGCTCGCGCTATTGAGCATGAATGGTTCAAAAGAGATTCAGGTTCAACTAGATTTTATTCTAATAGAGATGAGTTTCATAGATTAAGACTATATGCAAGAGGAGAACAGTCTGTGAAAAAATACAAAGATGAGTTATCTATTAATGGCGACTTATCTTATCTTAATTTAGACTGGAAGCCTGTTCCTATTATTCCAAAGTTTGTTGACATCGTGGTTAATGGTATGTCAGATAGACTTTATGATATTAAAGCGTTCTCGCAAGATCCTAGTTCCGTAAAGCAAAGAACTGATTATGTTGAGAGCATTTTAATGGACATGCAAACAAAGGAAATCTCCGATAAAATACAAAGAGAATTAGGCGTAAATACTTATAACAATAATCCTGAAACTATACCTGAAAGCGAGGAGGAGCTTTCATTACATATGCAGCTTGAATATAAACAATCTATTGAGATTGCCGAAGAGCAGGCTATTAACACTGTGATGAATTCAAGTAATTATGATTTAACGCAAAGACGTATTAACTACGATCTAACAACAATTGGCATTGGATGCGTTAAAAATGAGTTTAATAAATCGCAGGGTATCAAAGTAAAGTACGTAGACCCAGCAGATGTGGTTTATTCATATACAACGTCGCCTTACTTTGATGATATTTATTATGTTGGAGAAGTTAGATCTGTAACAATTAATGAATTAAAACAACAATTCCCAGAGTTAACAGAAGAAGATCTTAAAGAATTAACAAAACAGGGAGTCCAAACTGCGTCATCGCACAATAGACACATTAATGATGATGCTGTAATGGATGCAAATACCATACAGGTTTTATATTTTAATTATAAAACGTACAACAACGAAGTATTTAAAATAAAGAAAACCGCTTCTGGGGCTGATAAAGCAATTCCAAAAAATGACCAGTTCAACCCGCCTAAAGATGGTCGTTCTTTATTTGAAAAACAGTCTAGATCTATCGAGGTTGTTTATGATGGTGCATTTGTATTAGGCACTCAAAAACTATTAAAATGGGAGCTTGCTAGGAATATGGTAAGACCTAAGAGTGACACTACTAGGGTGATGTTAAATTACCACGTAGTTGCTCCTCGTATGTATAAGGGACGAATTGAATCTTTAGTTAGCAGAATTACAGGTTTTGCAGATATGATTCAATTAACTCATTTAAAGCTACAACAGGTTATGGCGCGTATGATTCCGGATGGAGTTTACTTAGACGCTGACGGTTTGGCTGAAATTGACTTAGGTAACGGTACTAATTATAATCCGCAAGAAGCTCTTAATATGTTCTTCCAAACAGGTTCTGTTATTGGGAGGTCTATGACTCAAGATGGGGAGTTTAACTCAGGTAAAGTACCAATTCAAGAATTAACATCAAACGGAGGTAATAATAAAATAGGTTCTTTAATTAATACCTATAATTACTACCTCCAAATGATAAGAGACGTTACAGGGCTTAATGAAGCTCGTGATGGATCTACACCTGACAAGAATGCTTTGGTTGGAGTACAGAAGCTTGCAGCCGCAAATTCAAACACAGCGACAAGACATATATTACAGTCAAGCTTATATCTAGCAGCTAAAACAGCAGAGGCTATTAGCCTTAGGATATCTGATGTATTAGAGTACTCGCCTACAAGGGACGCATTTATTTCTAGCATTGGAAGATTTAACGTGGGTACATTAGATGACATTAAAAACATGCACCTCCACGATTTTGGTATATTTATTGAATTATCACCTGATGAAGAAGAAAAAGGTAGGCTAGAGAATAATATACAACAAGCACTTGCTAAAGATCAAATATATCTTGAGGATGCTATTGATATTAGAGAAATTAAAAACGTTAAACTTGCAAACCAGTTACTGAAAGTAAGAAGACGTAAAAAGCTGCAACAAGACCAAGAGGCTAAGCAGGCTAATATTCAGGCTCAAGCAAAAGCCAATATGCAAAGCACTCAGGCTTCTGCTCAAATGGAGATGCAAAAGAACCAAGCTATCTCACAGCAAAAAGCTGAGCTTGCACAGGTAGAAGCGAATCTTGATCTACGCAAATTACAAACTGAAAAAGAGCTTAAGAAAGAACTTATGAAGTATGAGTTTGATCTGAACATGGCTTTAAAAGATAAAGAAGGAGAAGTATATAATAATAAAGAAAAGTTCAAAGAAGACAGAAAAGACGAAAG